CTTGCGTGTTAAGTGGATTCCAATCTGTAAACCCACCAGCCTTTGCGTTGTTTAATTGATCCTGTATGGCAACCATTTGTTGATCCATAAATGCGTGCTGCTGTGGGCTAAATCCAGCATCCCAAGGCTTTCCTTCTGGTGTCTTGTATCCAAATGCTCTTCCCTGCCAAATATCGTGTACTGGATATTGAGCCATAGATGGATTCCACTCAACACTTAAATTAGACGCAAAGGGCTGTCTCTTTGGACCAAGGTGTTGCTGTATACCAGCAAGTGCATTTTGAATCAATGGAGACTGATTGCTTGGAAACCTTCCAGTTTCAACAGGTAAACCAGCAGCAAATTGATTGATACCTTTAACAGCAAATCCAAGATTAGAGTCAACGCCAGTACCTTGCGAAGACACGCCAATAGCATCTGCAATAGCCTGACTTCTATTCTCTGGCGCTACTTCTGAAATCCACTTGCTTGCATCGTCATACCAGTCTCTTCCAGCAATACCTTGATTTACATCTTTCATGTAACTTGCACGCATTGCTGCGAGCTTTTGAGGGCTGTCTATTCCTTGTGGAGCACCAACATATTGACCAGTAGTGCCAACTCTGTTTTTAGACTTCCCAACGCCTTGTCGTGCTGAAGTCGGTGAAGTAGCAAACATTGCTATTGGAGGTTCTTCTAACAAGCTAGGTAATATTGATTGACCAGTAGCAACTCTTGTTGCCATCTCCTCACCAAGACTTTTTATACCACTCATAGTTGCTCTTGCAGCAGGTACAACAACAGGTGCAATTTGAGATGCATTACCTAGCTGGTAGCCGTAATACGCAGCCTCTTTTGCTGCTTGCGTATTAGGAGACAGAACGCTCATGCCAAGTTCGTCTGGAGATGTTCCAAGCAATCCACTTATAAACCCATAAGTCCTTGGGTCTGGTAAGTTCTCAGGAATTCTTCCTTGCGCAGCAGCTCGCATCCTTGCAGCTTGTCGCTGAAGTTGTGGGTAATAGCCAAATGCTGCGCCTTCTTCGTCTAGTAGTGCCATCGTCTTATTTCCCTAAAAGTCCACCAGATACTTGTGGTGCATAGCTTCCAGCAGTTATTGCAGCAGCCGAAGGCAGTACGCGCTGTGCTGCGCCAAATAACTGCGCCACACGGTCTTGCAGCATCTTGATGCCACCCTGATCGTTGAGTGCATTCATCACAAACTTAGGGTCTTCGGACACTAAGACCTGCGCGACCTTGAGTCTCTGATCATCTGTCAGGTTTGGTGAAGACTTAGCCAAGGCTTTTTTAGTCAAGGAGACATAACTTCCAATGTTTCCAGACAGAGCGCCAGCAACCTCTTCGGTTGAGATGTTCATGCCGATGCGGTTCTGGTTGAAGACCGTTGGCGCTGTGGCTGATCCACCAAGAATTGCAGTTGCAGCCTTCTGCGACTGAGACGCACGACCGACGGTTGCAAGCATACTGTCCAGCTCGTCTTGCGGAAATATGGTGCGCAGAATCTGACCTTCTTTAGACGCTGGATCGCTGATCTTTTGCATCATCGTCTTACCCGCACCAAGACTTGCCTTGTTGCGTAAGGCATCCATAACTCCACCCCTAAAAGCCTTGGCAGCACCTTCGTTTTTATTGACTAAGTTCTCAAAGTCGTATGCGATCTCGTCAGCGCTCTTTGTAAAGACCTTGCGTCCAGCCTCAAACGACTCAGACGCTAAACGATTATCGGCAAATGTCTGGCGTGCAGTCTTTAAAGCCAACGACGAAGTATTAAGTTGGGTGCGAAGTGCATTCTCGGCTGCGTCTAAATTCTTGCCTACCTCACCATAACCGCCAGTATAGGCAGCGTTCTTTGCGGATGACACGCCACGACGAATTATTTCCATATCTTCCAATGTTGGCGTGCGACTCCAATTCACTTCACCTGCTGGCGTAACCGTCCAGAATGGCTTTTTACCAGTCGCTGACTGATAGGCATCATTGATTGCTTTACCAGCCTCTGGAGCGCGTTTTATTGCGTTTGAGGCTGCGTCTAACATTGGCTTATTGACGACACCACCTTTTGCAAATGCGCCTTCGTAAAGTTGTTTTTCTAACTTGCCAAGTTCTTGCTCACCCAAGCGATATGATTTAATTATGTTTTCGTCTAAGTCGCCAGCTAGTCCTGTTTGCAGTTCATTCATGGCTTGACCACGAAGAGCTGGAGGACGACGAGTAAGCGCTTCCTTGAGTGCAGTTGCAGCCTTACCACCGCCACGCGCAAAGGCACGCACAGCGTCTTGCAGGGTTGCGTTCTCTGCCATGATCTCACCGCGAGAGATTCTTTCGACAATCTCGTCGGCAGTAAGACCTGACTCAGTAGCCAGTCGATTGATCTCAGTCTCCACTACCTTCGCGCCACGGTCACCGACACGACGACGGGTTACATCAATCACGCCATTGACTAAAGCGCCAGTAAGTTTGATTGCTTGTTGTGCGACTGGAGCAACCATAGTGCCTTCAATAAAACCAACACCGCCAGCTTTAGCGCGAGACATTGCATCGCCTTCAGCGCTGGCTGCACCAGTAATACCGCTTTGCAGTCCACCCATACCCATCAACTTTAAGAGCTGTGGTCCAGCCGTAGCAGTTCCAGCAACCACAGAACCGCCACCAGTAAACGGTGCAAGGACTGCTGCTGGCGCTATTGCACCACTTAGTTCGTACCCTACTGATTCTGCTGGATAGGCTTTCTTGTAAGCACCGAGCTTTCCACGAATAGCAGACAGCTCGTCTTCGTACTTTGTGCCTTTTAGTTGAGACTGGACTAGGGCTTCTGCCTCGTCAGCAGTACCCATAGTTGCGCCTTGAGCAAACTGCCTAATGCGTTGCGTATCAGGCTTTGGAAGCAAAGCAATGGCAGCAGCCATGTCTTCGCGTGACATCCCGTCTGGTAGAACTACTGGACCGAAGCCCTCAACATTAACCGTTGCCATTATTTGTAACTCCAAGTTTTGGTTTTGGGGTCAAATGTCAATACAGTTCCAGTAGCAGCAGGATTGGCAGCCATGCCAGCCTTCATTGCCTCTTCCATTTTTACTTTAGAACTAATGTCTTCTGGAATAATAAACTTTTGGAAGGTTGAATCAATAACCGATTGTGGGGCGTACTGTCTTAGCAATCCAGCCTTACGGTCTGCTTGCCTGTTATATGTTTCAATAGCCACCTTTGCGCCTGATCTGGCTAAGTTAGCAAGATCAAGCCTTGCTTGCTCACTACCAACACCACCAGCAACGATCTTGTCTAAGAATCCCTGCATACGATCTGCAATGGCTTGCATCTGCTGCGCAGACTGAGCCTCACCTTGCATCACAGCAGAGTTTGGTTCGAGTGCCTTAATAGCCTTAATCAAAACACCGTAGTCAGAGATACCAGCCTGACCCGTAGTCACCAAGTCCTTGACAATGTTGTAACTAGACAAAACAGTATCTACTGGTGTTTTATAGTTCTTATCCCACTCAGCGACCGTAGTCATAATCTGTTCAGGTTTCAATGCTGGAGCAAAACCGCCAGCGTAAGCAGGAGGACCAGCAGTTGGCTTTGGTACTGTTCCACTTGCTACCACCCTATCTTGCACAGGCTTAGGTACTATGCCAAGTGGATTATTCATATCAATTAACTGCTTGCCACCAGCAGGTGTCTCAACATACTGGTAGTCAGGACGAGCAACAATTTTTGTCTCACCACTAGGTAACCTATAAGCCAAAGTCGTTGGCGGTAAACCTAATTGCGTTATTTCTGACTCTGTTAGCCTGTCAGACCTTTGCGAAATTATTTTTGTTTCACCGCTAGGCAGCCTATAAGCCAAAGTGCCAAGAGGCAAACCAAGTGAAGTCAAATCTTGATCACTTAATAAAGCAGCCCTTTGACCAGCAGCCTTAAACGCTTCACCGATAGCCTCGGTTGGCTTCATTAAGGGCAGAATTTTTCTTTGCTCTGGTGTCAATCCTGAGAACATTCCACCGCCACCTTGAGGAGCTGGAGCACCCATAGGCATTGCAGTTGGTGCAGAGCCAGCAGGAGGTACACCGCCAGCACCCATAGGGATTGCTGGAATACCGCCTTGACCTGCAACGGCTGGAGCGCCACCTTCACCACTAATAGCATTAAGGTAGGCTTGCGTTCTGGCTTGCTCTAATGCGCCTTCTTGTAACTTCTGGCGCATCAGCAAATTCTGCACAGCACCCTGCTGCGCCTGACCATAACCCTGAGCACCTGCTTGTACAGCACCGCCAAGTGCTTGACCCAAAGAGATTCTTCTGGGGCTTGGACCGCCAGCCTGTAAGAGAGCTGCTGCTGCTTGCAGCATTGCTTGGTTTTGAATACCACTTTGTTGCTCTGGCGTGAGATAGTCTTCTAGACCAGTACCGCCACCGCCAAAGAGTAAACCGCCAAAGTCAGTTGCTGCCATGTCTTACCCCAGTAAACCAAGCAAAGCACCGAGACCAGCGCCATACCCAGTACCCAATGATGGTATTGCTTTACCTAAAGCTGCACCACCCAATGCACCGCCCAAGGCACTTGTGCCGTAGTTGCGGTAGTTAGGAGACTCAGTAGTCATGCCGAGATTTGGTAAATTTATACCCAAACCAGCAGAAGATATGCCTAGTTTCTCAAGTCCAAGATTGCGCATAGCATCTAGTTGAGCTTGCTCAAACGCTTGTCTTGTACCGCCAAGACCCAAGACAGTCTGCCCACCTTGCAGGGCTTGTTGCCTTGCGTACTGCGCGAGCTGTGACGCATCCCTATATCCAGCCTGTCTCAGACCAGATGCAGTTCTTCCTGACTCACGAAGCGCTGCCTCGTTTAGCATTCCTTGCGTGATGCCTTGACGCGAACCACCAAATGCTTTTGCAGATATAGCCCTACTACGATCTGCTAAATCTGCCATCTGCCTTTGCTTTTCAATGTCTGAAAGAGACTGCTGGACGACCTGCTCCTCGTAAGGATTTTGGAATTGAGAAATACTTTCACCAGTAAATGGCGTGAGCGATGTATTGATGAGCTGCTCTTCGCCAGCCTGATACATTGGATTAAATCCAGCAAATTGCTTAAAAGGCAATGCACCAGCAACATTCCTTGCTTGTTGCACATTTTGCAAATAAGCATTTTTTAACTCAGGATCAATCGACTGAGTTTGCACCGAAGTACCGCCACCTTTGCTCATAATAAACCCCTTAATTTTGTCTTTGGAATTGACTCGCTATTTATCATATCGAGCAACCCTTTTCCATACTTTTGAACTGCTGATTTGTTGATGACATATTCGCCAAGTTGAGTCTTGCGGTATGCGTCGTCTGGTCCTTCTGGGTTCTCGCCAAAAGTGTTTTGTCTTGTAGCCATGCCTTGTACATACTGAGGCATTCCAATAAAGCCACCCATGTAGTCGCCACCATCACCGACACCGCTATCGCCTGATGAAACGCCAGCATCTGAAGCAGCAGCAGCAGCCGAGGCAGCAGCAGAATCTGATTCAGAGCCTTGCGCAGCAGAGGCAGAAGCATTGGCAGCATCTACTGCTGATGTTGCTGCATCTGCTGCCACGGCATCATTTGCTGCTGTGGCAGTAGCAATGTCACTTTGTAAATCTAAACCATTTATGGCATTGATTGAATTTACGCTAGTGGGTGATAAAGCATCCATTAAGCCAGAAGCGATTGCAGCAGCTATTGGAGAGATAGACTGGTTAGATATGGCAAAACCAAGATCACCAATCGCAGAACCCGTTGCTGATCCAGAAGACGATATTCCTGATCCGCTACTAACTCCATTACCGCCATCACCAGCACCGCCATACAAGCCATCGCCACCGCTATATTGATAGTTGCTAGACGGGTTTAATAACCCAAATCCAGAATAAAGGGACGGGTTATATCCACCACCAGTATATTGACTGTAGTAACTTGGATAGGTGAATGGGGCTTGCTGCCCATACCCATACATTATTCTTTGATAAGGTGTCATTGCCACTTCATAGTTCCTTGCTTAACATAAACCATTTTGGTTCATATCCTTCATCTTTTAGGAATGTCTTTTCCCATCCTTTGCGACCTGCGAGCGTAACTCTGGCGCATCCCAGTTGTTTAGCCCAAGACTCAATGACGGGTCTCATTGATTTGAGTTCATCTAGGTTTCCACCAGCCAAGAAGTAATGCAATACCTTGACCTGTGGGTAAACAATAATCTCTGTGATAACTGCCGAATTGTGGTGATTCCAGATTTGAAACCTTCCATCACTTACACCTTGGGCAACATCCTCAATCGTGTGCGTTCCTGCCGAGTATTTTAATGCCGACTCGATGGGTTCTCGCAGCCTCCAAAACTCATCAATGTCACTCACCTTTTCCCCATCGGGACTACATCCATCCTGTTTACACCAACGCGCCAGTCGTCTAAAACATTGCCCGTGTATCTAATCTTGACCTGTCTGGCAGAAAACCGCACATCTGTCGGTTGAGCTGCTGCATACGGTCCATAAGTCGATTCAGTCGAAGTCGGGTACATCCGAGTCTTGAAGGACACGACAACTTCACCAAGCGTCTGCTCGTCTGGGATAACTTGCCTAACGCTCATAATATTTTCACCACTACCGATCTCGTATGGACCAGACTCCACAAATGGCACAGCGCTGTCATACGCAAAACCGACCTCGTGCTCGTAGATGAAGCCATCTGACGAAATCATTACAGGATTGACAAACACACCACGATCAGTTCCTGCTGTACGAGATAAAGTACCAATCGCCCAATGCCCTTCACGGTAGTTGTAGACGACATAGGAGTCGTTCTCGTTAGACGATGTTGACGGGTAAAACCAGATGATCTCGCCATACTTTGAGTTGTGGACGGCATAGACCTTGGAGGCTTGGCTATAGTTGATATTCTGAAATATGTAGTCGCCAACATCTGACGCAAGAGGCTTGACATAGCCGTCATATATCCAGAACCCTGATCTAGACATCCAGATCGCTGCCGTGTCAATGGCTGCGACTGCCTGTGAGCTGATCACGCCACAACCTGACCCTGCCTTCTCAAAGGAATAGACATAAGGCAGACCAATATATGTCGCCACATGGACATCGACATCGGTAAACAGAAGATTAATACCCCTGACGCGCTTACCGCACTTCAGAGAGCCGACAGAATTTATCTCAAAGTCACCTGCCTGATTCGTTGCAGATGTTGTCCATACTGTATTGTTTTCTTGGTCACACCACGCTACTTTTCTTGCGTTAGTTGATGCTCCTAAAGCAAAGACAAAACGCTCTGCGGTAGACATTACAGCTTGGCATCCTGTTGGCGCATTAGTAATGGCAGCAGCCAATGTTGGAGTGGTAAAACCTAACTGCCACTCGTACAGTTTGCCATCTGTGTCAGAGCATCCAATCAGATACTCACCCCAAGTATCCAGACTCCAAGTCGTTGCTGGCGCAATAGCGCCTATATCTGGACGAGCCACACCATAGGCAAACGATCCATAGGTGTTATAGCCATAACCCGTACCACTAAGGGCATCAGCGCGTCCTACCGTAAATCCTGATGGAGTGACATCCTTTAGGACAGAATTGTCATCCATCACATACAGCTTAGAGTGCGTACCAAGGGCAATGTATCTTGCACCACTATTTATCTTCCAAGTCAATAAACCTCGGCATGATCCAGTCATCTGACTGGTTGAGCGCTTACGCCATCCACCCCAAGGTCTCAAGGTATTGTCAAACCATCGCACAAGGTTTGAGTCGAACCAACGCCCCGCAGACTGGTACTCAGTACCGTTGCGGTAGATGCCTGCTGGGATTTTTAAGGGTACGAGTGCCATAGGGTCAATTATGCTGAAAGATTGGACACAAAGGTAACCGTCGCAATGACAGACGGTATAGACGGTCTTGTTGGTGTGGAACTGGCAGCGTAGTGCTCAATGGATGCACCAAC